AAGCGGCACGAGTGCGCTCGCTGCTCAACTGCTGAAGCGTGCGTGTATCGGCATAGAGTTTGATGCCGGGTACGTCGCAATCGCCAATCGCAGGCTCGCAGAACAAGAGCAGGCAGAACTCGCGGATGCGGAATGACCCGCTGGCAAAACCCCCAATTGCAGGAACGCCTGGCCGAATTATCCGCGCGCGGCATGAGCGCCGCACAGATTGCCGAGCAGATCGGCGAAACGCGCGATGCCGTGAAAAGCGCAATGACCCGGTACGGGTTGTTTGCGTCGACGGGGCGCAGGCGAATTGAGATTGGAAGTGGAAGAAGTGGAGTGAAAGAAAATGGCAATTTCTATTGATAGCTTGCAGATGCGAAAGGCAGTGCTGCCGCCGCGCGTCATGATCTATGGGCCGCCCGGTGTCGGGAAGACAACGCTGGCCAGCGAATTCCCCGATCCAGTATTCCTGCAACTCGAAGACGGAACGCCTGGCGACATCGAGCTGGCTTCGTTCGGCCTTCTGACGGATTACGACCAGGTGATCGAGGCGATCGGCACTTTGTATTCTGAAGAGCATGACCGCAAGACGGTCGTGGTGGATTCCATCGACAAGCTGGAGCCGCGCGTCTGGGACAAGACGAGTTCTGAGAATGGCTGGGCGTCGATCGAAACGCCTGGCTACGGCAAAGGCTATGTCGAGGCGGACCGGATCTGGCGTGACCTGCTTGAGGGGCTGAACGCGCTACGACAGGATCGCGGCATGACCATCGTGCTGCTGTCGCACGCTCACGTCACCAATTTCCCCAATCCGGCAGGCTCGGAATATCCGCGCTGGGATATCCGCTTGCACAAGCGCGCGCTCGGTCTTGTCCAGGATGAAGTCGACGTCATTCTGCTCGTCAATCAGGAAGCGACCGTCAAGCAGGAAGAGTCCGGCTTTGGGAAAAAGCGGAGCCATGCGGCCGGCGGCTCGACGCGATGGATCTACTGCGACGGCCGCCCAGCCTGGGTGGCCAAGAACCGGTATTCGATGCCGGATAAGGTTCTTTACAAGAAGGGGGAAGGTTACACCGCGCTTGCCCCATTCTTCCCGCCGCTCGAATCCAAACCAAAGAAAAAAGCTGCCTGACTGCAGCGTGAAAGGAGTATTGCGTTATGGCAAATCTAGGCGAAACGTTCAATCCGGACGAAGTGCCGGAAGACGAATTCGAGCCGATCCCGGCCGGCGACTACCTCGTACAGATCGTCGAATCGGAAATCGGCCCGACCAAGGCCGGCACCGGGCAGATTCTAAAGCTGACGCTTGAGATCCTGTCCGGCGAGTACGAGCGGCGACGGATCTGGGAACGGATCAACATCGTCAATCAAAATCCCGACGCTCAACGCATCGCGCAGCAGCAGCTGAAGAAGCTTTGCGACGCGCTCGGCACCGGTCCCATCCAGGATTCCGAAGAGCTGCATTTCAAGCCGGTGAATATTCGTGTCGAAATCCGGGTGGACAAGACTGGGCAATACGGTCCGCAGAACGTCATTCGCAAGTTCTGGCCTGTCGACAGTGCCGAGCCTGCGAAGCCTGCCGCACAGCGGCAATCGGCGCCTGCGGCTGCGTCAGCCAAGGCTGCGAGTGCGGCCAGCGGGGCGCCGGGTAAACGTCCGTGGGGCAATCGCGCCGCGTGACGTGAGCGGCGGCCGGATCCAGTCGCGAGTACCGGCCGTCTCTTCAAAGTCGAATTGTCTAGTCCGGAGTCCCTTCGATGGCGGAATTACCCGCGCCTGTCCCACACACCGTAAATGCAATCTACGCCTGGCACGAAGCGCGCCGCTCCGGCGGCATGAGCGATGGCATCGCGATTTCCCAGCTCGGCGATGAATGCGACAGGCGGCTTTGGTACGCCTTTCGTTGGATCTTTGCCGCAGAGTCATTCTCCGGCCGTATGCTGCGTCTGTTCGAAACCGGCGAGCGCGAAGAAGAGCGCATGCTTGCTGAACTGCGCGCCATTGGTTGCGAGGTGAGCGGCGAGCAAGAGCGCGTTCGCGGTTGCGGCGAGCACCTGCGGGGCAAGCTGGACGGCCGAGTCATCGGCCTGCCGGAAGCGCCGAAAACCGAGCACATCGTTGAATGCAAGACGCATTCGCTGAAGAACTTCAAGGCGGTGCAGAAGCACGGCGTGAAGCACGCCAAGTTTGCGCATTGGGTGCAGATGCAGATCTACATGCATCTCACCGGCCTGCAGCGCGCGCTCTACATGGCGCATTGCAAGGACACGGACGATCTGTACACCGAGCGCGTCGAATACGATCTCGTATTCTGCACGCGCGCCGTCGCCAGAGCCGAGCGCATCGTCGCTGCCCATGAGCCTCCGCAGAAGCTGCACGAGAATCCGGCGAGTCGCGCCGCATTCCAGTGCAGCTATTGCCCGGCCAAGGGCGTCTGCCACGAAGGAGATGAGCCGCGCCGCACATGCCGCAGCTGCATCAGCGCGACGCCTGTGGAGGGTGGCTGGCATTGCGAGCGCCTGAACATATCGCTCGACCGGGATGCGCAGCAAAAAGGGTGTGCTGACCATCGCTATCTGCCGAAGCTCGTTCATGGCCAGCAGGTCGATTACGTGCTCGAGACGCATCAGCTCATTTATGAAATGCCAGACGGCTCGGAATGGATCGACGGAGGGCCGAAATGAGTTGGGCCAAACCCGATGGGGATGTCATTCAATCCGCGCCATTCATTGATGGTGCCGATTGGGAACTTACGAAAAACGCTCATCTTCTTATGGAAATTGCCTCGCGCTGGGGCGCTGAAAGTCTCGGCAACGTTTGCGGATTCTTTCATGTTCCTCGTGATTGGCGCTGTCCGTGTTGCTGTCGCAATAAGTCTGAAATTGCTCGGCTTGATAAAAACGGGAATTTGCTCTGCGCGATCGTCAGGCATCACGATCATCTTGAGGACAACGTTCGCCGGGTACTTAGATCCAGCGCCGAGCAGCGTGATCGCGGTTCCTTGGAAGCTCGCGTCATTAGTCTCGTTCGATTTCCGCCGACCCTGATTTGCAACGATTGCAATGTCCTCGACTCCGCAGCGAAATCAATCGTTGGCGCTCCGTCATATTTTTCTTTCGCCCCTTATGAAATCGCAGCGTTCGTGGCACCGGTAGCAAATTCCCCCCATGACGTCGCCGCTATAAACACAGAGCAACTTCAATATGCGTTTCGGTATGCGCAGCCGGTCCTTCTTCTTCTGCTCGAACGCTTGAAATCTCTCGTTACGCCTCAGTGTGGGTGGGGGCGCCATGCATGAGCTTCGTGATTATCAGCGTGTCGCGATCGACGCCATCTACAATTATTGGGAAAAGGGCGGCGGCAATCCGCTCGTCGAGCTGGCGACCGGCACGGGCAAGAGTCTCGTCGCCGCGATGCTCTGCCGGGAACTGCTCGAGCAATGGCCAGATCTTCGGATCGGCGTCGTTGCGCATGTGAAAGAGCTCATCGCGCAGAACTGCCAGGAGATGATCCGGACATGGCCGGGCGCGCCAGTCGGGATTTACTCTGCGGGGATCGGGCGGAGGGATCGCAGCGCCAAGATTCTCTTTTGCGGGATTCAGTCCGTCTACAACAAGGTGGATCAGCTCGGCGGGTTCGACGTCCTGATCATCGACGAAGCGCACATGATCCCGCGCAAGTCGCAAACGATGTATGGCAGCTTTCTTGAAGCATGCTGCAAGCGCGTTCCGGACATGCGAATTATCGGGCTGACGGCGACGCCCTACCGGCTTGACAGCGGCCGGCTGGTGGGCGGCAAGGACTCGCTATTCGACAAGATCGTCTATTCATACGGCGTTGGCGAGGGCGTGCGCGACGGATACCTGTCGCCGCTGGTCTCGAAAGCCACGCTCGCGGAAATCAATGTCGACAGAGTTGCTGTGCGCGGCGGCGAATTCGTTCCGCTCGAGCTGCAGGCGGCGGCTTCCGACGATGCCATAGTATCGGCAGCGACGGCCGAGCTCGTGCGCATGGGGCAAAATCGCCGCGCCTGGCTCATCTTCTGCACCGGCGTGTCTCATGCCTGGGATGTGGCAAAGCAAATTCGCACTCATGGCGTTGGCGGCGTGGAGGTCATCAGCGGCGAGACGCCTTCAGGTGAGCGCGACCGGCTGATTAACGCATTCCGCGCCGGTCAGATCCGCTGTCTCGTGAACGTCAATGTTCTGACGACCGGATTCAACGTGCCGCATGTCGATCTTGTCGGCCTTATGCGGCCAACGCTTTCCACAGGGCTTTATGTGCAGATGCTGGGGCGCGGCACGCGTCTCGCGGACGGCAAGGAAGATTGCCTGGTGCTTGATTGGGGCGGCAATGTTCGCCGGCATGGGCCGGTCGATGACGTCTACGTCAAGGACAAATCCCGCAGGGGCGAGTCGGGCCGCGTGAAGGTCGATAGCGTGCGCGCCAAGGAATGTCCGCAATGCCATTCGCTGACTGGCCTGGCCAGTGCGGGCTGCCGCGATTGCGGCTATGAGTGGCCGCGCGATACGTCGCCAAAGCATGACGCGCAGGCCGATGGAACGACGAGCGTCATGGCCGCGGCGGCACCGAAATGGCTGCAGGTCAACGAAGTCGAATTCGAGCACCACAGTCCGAAGGAAAGCGGCAAGCCACCCACATTGCGCGTCGAATATTACTGCGGGCCGGCCGTTCACAAGGAGTGGGTGTGTTTCGAGCATGACGGCTTTCCGCGCCGCAAGGCCGAAGAATGGTGGCGACGGATGGGGGGCAACTATCCCGTGCCGGACGCCATAGACCAAGCGCTCAGCCGCATCGATGAGCTCGACTGGCCGCGCGAGATTTGCGTCAGGCCGGACGGAAAATTCTTTCGCATCGTCAGCCGGAAGATGCCGGCAAGGGAGGCTGCATGACGCCACATCCGCTCGCATCGGACGAACAAATTCTGTGCGCGGTCTGCCGCGGCCGTGCTGGCGCGCTTGGCTACAAGCCATCGCGGCACCAGCCGGCGCTCTGGCTCTGCGATGACGCGCTCTGTCAATCACTCGTAAAGAAGGTCTATGCCATGGCGAAAGAGAAGCTCGAAGCATACGAATACAAGGCGGCCATGGCTGCCGGCGATGAGGCAGGCGCATATCTCGACCAGATCGGCAAGACGGACCTGGCCGCGCTCGAGCGCGATGAGTGGGAAGAATTTCTTGGGCGCATCGTCATGGGCTTCCAGGTCGAAATGCGCCGGATGATCGGCTCGAACGAGGCGCCATTCTGACATGCTGAGCAGACGGCACGATAATTGCGCCGTCGCTTTGGCTCTGGCCGACCAGGGATTCCACGTTTTCCCGTGCCATGAAGAGGGTGACGACGCCAAAAGACCGAAGCGCGGCGTGTTCTGGCGTTCGGCGGCGACGCGTGATCAGGCGAAAATCCAGCGATGGTGGGCACAATATCCCGATGCGTTGCCAGCCATCCATCTGGGTAAGGCGGGCCTGCTCGTCGTCGACGCAGACAGGCATGGCGGGCCGGACGGTGTTGCCGCCTGGGATGCGCTGTGCGCGGCTCATGGCGGCATCGATGCGCCGACGGTCACGACGCCTTCAGGCGGACGGCACACCTTTTTTCGCAATATCGATCCGCCGCATGGAAATAGGCGCGGCGATCTGCCGAAAGGGATTGATGTCCGCGGCGATGGTGGCTATGTCATCGGCGCCGGCGCCGCATTCCCGGACGGACGGCCTTACCGTCTGCAGGGGGATCTTTCGTCCGCACCGGATATGCCGCCATGGCTGATAGGTATCCTTTGCGGAGCGGCGCCGGACGAAAAACCTGTCGCGCAGCCTGTTGTCGTCAAGTCGACGAATGAAGCGCCGCCGCGCGCTTATGTTGAATCCGGCGTAAATGGCGAGCTCGCGAAAGTGCGGGACGCTGCGCCGCACACCTGGAACAACACGCTCAACGATGCCGCTTTTGCGCTCGGCCAGATGGTCGGAGCCGCGTGGATAACGCGCGGGCAAGCTGAAGGCTGGCTGATGGACGCTGCGCTTGCCGCCAGGCCGAAAAAACGGCAGGAGGCGGCAGCAACCATCAAATCCGGACTTACTGCAGGCACGGCGAAGCCGCGCGTCATGCCGGACGAGCCGGACGATGCCGATGCAGAAGCGGGTGCGGAAATCGTTCGCAATCTGACGCGAACCAAATCCGGCGAAATCATCGACGCGGATACAGGCGAGATTGTCGCCGACGCAAAGCCGTCGATCGGCGAGTTTCCCGACGGACTGACGCGGCCGCCGGGACTGGTCGGCGCGATTGTGGACTGGATCGAAGCGACGGCGCGGCGGCCAAGCCGTGAGATGGCGCTGCCGGCCGCGCTGACCGTCGTCGGGACTGCCATAGGGCGTGACCGCTCAGGGCCAACAGACAGCGCCACACACCTGTATTGCATTGGCCTGGCTCCGACAGGTGCGGGCAAGGATCATCCGCTGCAACAGGCCAAGCGGCTGCTCAGCGCGTCCGGCATGTCGTCTCTCATAGGGCCGTCTGAATTCCGGTCAGGGACGGCCGCGACGCGCTTTCTGCAGCGATCGCCATTGTCTCTATGCGTCATGGATGAAATCGGCGCGATGTTGCAGGCCATCAGCGATCGCCGCGCCGGTCCGTTCGTTCGTGATCTGACGAAATTCTTTCGCTCAGCCTGGTCTTCTTCATTCACGCCTTTCGCGACAGCGGAATGGGCTGAGCGATCGTCCGAAGTCATACATGCGCCGGCGCTTTCCATTTTTGGCGTTTCGACGGCAGAAGAATTCCGCGGCGCATTGACCGGCGCCGACGTGATCAACGGGTTTCTGAATCGATTTGCGGTGTTCGCGATCGACAAAAAACCGCAGGCGCGAAAACCCGCCATTGATCCGCTGCAAGTGCCGGAATCGATATCAGCGCGTCTGACCCACCTGTTCAATGGCGGCAACCCGCTGGGCACGATGGGAAAGACCAGCGCGCAGGATGCACCGAAAATTCGCAAGGTGCCATTTGGGTCCGGTGCCGAGAAGATATTCGACGATATGCTTTTGGAAATCGATGCCGTCGGGGAAGGCGATCCGGAGCGCGCGCCGCTCTATTCTCGCGCCGCCGAAATGGCCGTGCGCGCCGCAACGATCGTCGCATGCGGCGAGAATGGCGAAGCGCCGGAAATATCCGCGTCGACCATGATGTGGGCGCGGCAGACCTTCATGCACATCACCAGAACGATGGCTGAAACGGTCGTCGATCAGATTGCGGAAACCGAACACCAACGGCAGGCGAAAACTGTGCTGGCCGTCATTCGCGACGCAGGACGCATTCAGCGCCGGGATCTGCTGAGACGCCTGAATCATCGCTTCAAGGCGCGCGATCTGGAGGACGTTTTGAGCGCTCTGATCGAAGCTGAACAGATCACGGGAGAAGAGCCGACGAAGAAGGGGCCGGGCCGAAAATCGACGTTCTATATGTTCAAGAAAGACACATGAACAAATCCTTGAACAAATTGAACCAATCCGAAATCCGAGCGAATCCGCGCTAAAGCGCCTTGAACTAATTGAACTAATTATTGAACAAATTAAGGGGGTAAAATCGTTGGTATATAAGGGTTTTTTGTATGTGTGTATGTATTTGTTCAATAGTTCAATACATGAATCCCATTTCTCATAATATGGAAAATTCCCTGACAGACTCTTATAGGTGCGTGAACAATTGAACAAATAGGGCATCGCCGATGGAAGACGACGAAATCCGTGAAGCCGTGAAACACCGCGTTCGCCAGCGAAAGCGCTCACTCTGGCTGCAGGGCCATCCCATTGAGGCGCGCCGGCTTGAAACGGGTGCACAGCGACGTGCACGCACCCAGCAGACAGCACAGCCTGTTCGTCCGCGTCCGTTGCTCACGCCATTGCCGCAACGCCTGGCACTGATGAAAGCTGGCAAGGTGCAGCTTACGACGCTCGACAGGATGCTCGATGATGATCAGGCCAGAGCGCTGGAAAGATGGGCTCTGTGCGAAGAGCTTTTGCATGGCAGCGCAAAGGCCGTTTCCTTCGATGGCGGAAGCGGCGGCTCGCTGGTGCGCAGTCCGATACACGACGAACAGATTAAGGCTGTCCATGAGCACATGCGCTTTCGCAAGCGATTGCCCTGCCATGGTGTGCAGTTTCGACTGCTGGCCGCTTTCACTGCAATTCAAAATGGCGTAGAAGGTGCATTGTCGCCGGCGCAATATGGGCTGCGATTCTATCCGCGTGCCACGAACAAGCGAATGGCGTTTTTGGATGGGATTGCCGAAACGGCGTGCGGATTGACGGGTGAAGGGTATTGAGATGACGGAACGATCGAAAGAAGAAGTATCAATTCACTTTTATGACGCCACTCGTCCCGATGATGACAGCGTGTTTTCGGTTTATGTTTACAGCTCGGTCATCCCTCGCGTCGGTGACCATGTGCATTATTACGTTGATTATCCCACTCATATGCCGAATGGGCATAGGTGCGAGCCAGGCGAGCCAATCAAAATCGATGGGGTAGTTGCCAAGGTTCAAATCGAATATCGACGCATGCGATACAGTGAACGCCAAAACGATGTGACGATGGTTTTGGTTTATTTGGATGGTTATGCGGTTGAACTTCCAGATTGAGGCCTGAAGGATAATTAGGCAACACATGGGACTTGATATTTCTCACGACGCATTCAGCGGTCCCTATTCGGCATTCAATCGATTTCGCCAAATCGTCGCAAAGGCTTCTGGCGGTTCGTTCCCGCCGCATGAGGATCGAACTCTTGACGAGGATCAATATTATCCGGGTGGCGAAGTGCAGCCGGAAACGCGTCCCGGCCTATGGGAATTTTTCAAGCATTCCGATTGTGATGGTGAAATCGCACCAGAGCTTTGCGGCAAACTTGCCGATGAGATGGAGCAGCTTTTGCCGGCCATTGATAAATTAGACGATAGCGGCGGCCGGCAAAGCGTCTATGGCTCTGTGGCCAGGCGTTTTATAAATGGGTGCCGTGAAGCGGCTGCCGCTAGTGAGCCATTGGAATTTTTCTGAGAAAGCATCGAGATGGCGGAATATCGAATTCGGCAGGCCGTCCTGTCCGGCGCTCACTACCGAAGAAAGGCATTTATTGCTGAGCGTAAACGGTCATTCTTCGGGCTGTTTTCTTTCTGGTTTCCCCTGAGGGATGCAAGATGGCGCAACATCAAGGAAGCGTGCAAATGGGACATAGATCACGATATCGAGATGCGTAAGCCACTTGAAGCGCCGGAATTTATCAAAGTGCGCCGGAATGATGGCTGAAGGGTATTGAAGATGGCTGAAGCAGCAAACTGTCCATTTTGCAATTCTGATCGCAATCGGATTGAACGAAGCTTGCGTGGCGACAAAATGATGGTTGTTTGTCTGGACTGTAAGGCTCAAGGACCGCAAGTCGCTTTCGGTGTGAATTCTCGTGGGCCAGAAATTCTCGCTTTGGCCTGCAAGGCATGGAATCGAGCATCTTCGATGTGGTGGAAACCACGCCGCTTTTGGCCGCGTCGCCAGCAGCAAATCCCTCTTGACAGCCAACGACCCAAAATATAACGATATTCCTATTCTGGAGAGTATTACACCCAACCCGCCGCACAGCTGTGCCGAGCGGGTTTTTTCATGGGGATTCATGTCGCATCATCAGCCATTTCAGAATGTCGGCGATATCACCCTCGCAACCGGCCTGGCTGCGTCGCCTGCATGGGTGCCGTGGCTCGATAGTCTCAATCAGTTACTCACCACCAGTACGTTGCTGGTGGGTATGGTGCTGGGTGTGACGCGGCTATGGACGTTCTGGCGTGAATGGCGTTCGACGAAAAAGGACTGATAGGTGGATTTCGCATTCAGGTTGAATGACCTTGTCGTGTTGAAGATGAGCGGCGAAAAGGGGGAAGTACGCGGTAGGGCCGAATATGCGGGTGGTGGTGAGCCTCATTATCTCGTCTGGTATGTCGACGCTAATGGATGTCAGTGCGAGCGCTGGATTAGTGAGATCGCGCTTGATGCTCAATCGCCTGCCTAATTGAATTCCAGAAGGGAGCGCCGCGCGGAGTGGTCATTGCGACTTTTGCCCTGGTCATGGTGAATACCAGATCGAAACAGCGGCATCTACATCTAGCGCTTTCCGTCATCTCGTCAGGCACTAGATATTGAGGCCATGGCTGAGCTCAAGAAAACATATCGATGGCAACAAGAGCGCAAGGCGTTCCTGATGTGCAATCCCTTGTGCGTGATGTGCAGGCAGGCTGGACACACAACCGCTGCCAGAATTGTCGACCACATCAGGCCACATCGAGGCGATGCAGTATTGTTCTGGGATCAACAGAACTGGCAACCACTATGCAAGCAACATCACGATAGCGCCAAGCAACGCTTAGAGAAAAGCGGCAATGCAAGTGCTATGTTGTCAGGTGTTGATAGTAGTGGAAAGCCAACGCATCCAGATCACCCATGGAACAAATAGAACCGGGGGGGGAGGGTTTACGCTAAAAACTTCGCGAATTCCCGA